TGGCTTCTCCAGTATCGGCCGTTGGAAATATTATAATTTTCGATCAAGCAATCCGAACTGGTTCGCATTCTATTCCTCTGACAGGTAGTTTTATTCAGGAAAACGACCCGAGCCTTCTTATTCCCCACGCCAATGATGCCACTGATACCACGGTATTTTTGACCTTTCCCTTAATGCCGACTGGTTCGGGGACTTGTGATATTCGGGTCAGAACTCATTCTGGATTTCAAAATTATATCTCTGAACTTGAAGAAATTACGTTCGTTGACGGTATAGAAAAAATTATAGATTTGGAAACCGCGAGTGTTCCCGATACTGCTGAACTCGATGAGTTTTATTTTTGGATCGGGAATTGTGTCGGTGTTACGGATATGTTGGTTTATACTTCCGCACCAACTGACCCTTATGTGGGGTCAACATCTGATTATGGTACTGGTGAACAACCAGAAGATTTAACTATTAAAGCTTCTTACTATGTTGCCCCACCGTCAGGAACGTTGGACGAAGAAGCGACTGGGGGTGTGCTCAGTTCCTTTATTGGTTCTTTGGTAGATCAATTTACAACCAACTTACCCCAAATTCTGATTTTCACGGCCAGCTTTTTGTTCTTGCTTTTCGGGATTCGTTGGGTCAAGAGGTCAATGCGATAACTCTTAAAGTTTAAAAACTGTGCTAGTAGTAAAAGACTTTAACGGTGAGTTGATTCCGGGACTGATTCTGTTCTTTGTAGCGTTTATAGCTTGCCTCCAGGCTTACCGAATTTTCAGATGACTGATGATTTGATGTCAGTAATTTTAAACGGTGTCTTGGAAGTCATCATGTTGCCAGTCGGTATTGTTTTTCTGGTCGGGATTTGTGCTAGTGCAGTCCGAACCCTTAGACTATGAACGAATTGGATTTGATAACATGGGTTTTTCACTGTATCGGGTATGCTATGTTTTTCGCCACCTTTTTAATCCTCGTAGATTTGGGATTGAACCGCAAAAAATAGGGTTGCTTAATTCATAACGCTAAAGTAATGGACGCTACTGCCGTTGGTCTGTTGATCTCAGGTTTTGTCACGTCGTTGGTGACACAGATCACGACCAACTTACCAGCAATCCTAGTCTTTGTGGCTGGCATGGTCTTTCTCATGCTCGGGATTCGCTGGGTCAAGAGAGCCGTCAGGTAATCTCATCAAAAACTGGGTTGATTTCAATCCAGTTTTTGCTATACTGAAACAATGGACAAGAAAAAAATCGCTCAATATATACTGTTCGGCCTGTTTATCGGTTTTCTGGTCTTTCTTGGGCTTGCTGACCCAGCCCGGGCCATTGAGGGGGACTATTACATCAATCAAGAGGAATGGGACACTAACAACGCCCGGGACTATATGGCCCAGTCCTTTACGGTAGTTGACGGCCCTTGGTATGTCGGTGGGTTCAACCTAAGGGCTGGTGGTGAGCCGTACGGTACTACTTACCTATGTGAGGGTGAACCGACCAACGCAACTATTGAAGAATGGTCAGCCAACTGCGTAACCGACCACCTGACTTCGGCTACTTGGTCAGTCATTGAACCGCCTTCTCCATATCCCCCTTGGCATGAGGCCGACTTCGGCGAAACAGTCGAGCTGGCTGACGGTGAGATGTATTCGATGTTGATTTTTAGCGGTCATGGGCCGACATTGATAACCTATAGAAATGATGATATATATCCGGGGGGGACGTTGTGGGCCTGTAACGGCAACAATTTCGAATGTTTTACCTATTCCGGCACTTATAATGATTTTACCTTTCGTGTTGTTGAGGGTATTGCCGGCATTTCGGCGACTTTAATAGAGCCAGAACATGACCGAACCTATCTGACAGCGATTCCGCGCGTCTATATTGAAAGTAATTTGACTGATGTTTTCCCTCCGCTTTTTACGGCCAAAATATCGGACGGTGATGATAATCAGTTATATAGCCGATCAGGTTCGGCAACAAGTCAGATCGGGGGATTTTGGGTCTATGATTCCGTAACGCCAGCATTACCAGACGGCAATTATAAAATATCGGGGCGTGTATATTCAATAGAGAGTGATGAGTTCTCGGACTGGACAACCGATCATACTTTTGCTATTGCAGCGCCAACTGGCGGTGGAGGTACTAGTTGGGGCGACGAACTAGAAGAACCTGTTTATGTCGATGAAGATTTTGGACTGATCGGCAACTGGTTTAGAGATGTCCTTTTATTTCTTTTCATGCCCTCGACTGATCAAATGGGTAATTTAAATATATTGATTGGCAAATTGAAAAAGACTGTCCCCTTGAGGTATTTTTTCGATCTAAAAGAGGCTTGGGATTCGGCCAGTAAAGTTACTGGCGAACCACCTAGTTTTTCATTGGATACGAACTTTGGCGCGGTCACTATCTTTGACGGTAATGGTGTAAAAAATATGTTCGGGGCGAGTAATTGGGCGCTAGTCAAAGATTTTTCCAAAAATTTTATATATCTGGCTGGTCTGGTCTATCTATTTTTTAGGTTTTTGCGACCGATGTTTAAGCTATGATAACGAATTTTTTAATTTATTTTTTAACGGTATTGTTTGGGGGATTGATTGATCTGGTTCCTACAACTCCGACCCTACCTATTGAGTGGCTGGATACTATTACCTTAATGGTATCCGAACTGGTGAAATGGGATAGTTTTTTTCCTATTTTGACCATGCTTGCCGTTTTTGGTACGATCGTAACCATTGAAGCCGTCCTGTTGGGCTTTAGATTGGCCGTATTCGTTTTTGACAAGATAAGAGGTTCAGGATAGCCCCAAAACGCAACTGGGGGCAATTTATAGCACTAAAACACGATTTATGGGGGTTATACTATATACAGGAGAGCCGGGTTCGGGCAAAACCTATCTGATGACAAAATTCATCTTGTCCAAGTTGGAGGACGGACAAGCTATTTTTGCTAACTATTCCATACACTGGAACAAGCCGAATTTTAAAAAATTTACGAATTTTGAATTTTTTAAGACCTTAAAAAAGGGTCATGTCCTGATTGACGAGATCCATATATATTTGGACGCCCGGAAATGGTACGACTTGCCCGATTGGGTCAAGAAAAAACTGAACCAACATCGGCATGACGGCTTAGAAATTTATGGGACTTGCCAGTGGTTCGGTCAGGTTGACAAGGCCGTGAGGGAACTAACCACGATGATTGTCGATTGTGAAAGGGTCAATTTTTTTCGTCTGAAGCTCATAAAAACCACGATATACAAAAGAAAAAAAATGGGCCTAACATCAAAATTCCGACCCGTAAAAAAACGGCTTCACTTAATTTCTCCTAAAATATATAACCGTTATAATACAATGGAAATCATCAATCACGGAAGTCAGCCAGAAGAAAAAAAAATCTCTAGATTTTAATAAGGCTAACTAAATAAATATTATGAAAAAATCCAAACAAGAAATCCTAAAGATGAGCAAGAAAGAATTGCTTGACTATAAATGGTCTGACGACTTAAGAGAAAAAACCTATTGCTTAGATTGCTCTTATTGCTCTTATTGCTTAGATTGCTCAGATTGCTCCCGTTGCTTCCGTTGCTTCCGTTGCTTCCGTTGCTCTTATTGCTCTTATTGCTCAGATTGCTCAGATTGCTCAGATTGCTCAGGTTGCTCTTATTGCTCCCATTGCTCCTGCTGCTCCTATTGCTTTGGTTGCCGTGACGTTAAAGGACTCAAATACGTAATCTGCAATGTTGAAGTCGGCAAAGAAGAGTATGAGAGGAAGATGAAAGAGATTTCCAATAGCTAACCAAATGAGTATGATCTACAAATATAATCAGAAGCTACCGAAAGAGGTAGAGAAGAAGCTGGACGATTTCCTGATCCGTATCGAGAATATCCCTTGGTTCAAACCAAGTGCTGACCTCAAACGAAAGGACGTAGACAAGCTGGTCAGAACGAGCCTTAAGGCGTTCGGCGTAAAGGCTGGCATAGAATACAGGAAGCTAGAGAGTGAGGCTGATTGGGATTCGGTTCGGGATTCGGCTCGGGCTTCGGCTCGGGATTCGGTTCGGGATTCGGCTCGGGATTCGGTTCGGGATTCGGCTCGGGATTCGGCTCGGGATTCGGCTCGGGCTTCGGCTTGGGATTCGGCTTGGGCTTCGGTTTGGGATTCGGTTTGGGATTCGGTTTGGGATTCGGTTCGGGATTCGGCTTGGGATTCGGCTCGGGATTCGGCTTGGGCAATAACGGAACTTCTTATCGAGGACTTGGACAGTTACAAAGGCAACAAGGCTTTTCTGTCCCTTATTGATATCTGGGAATTGGGGCTGTATCCAATCGGAGTCATTGACGGTAAGTTTGTTGTCTATGTTCCGCCATGTGATGATATAAAGTTCCCTGAGTTGGGTAAATAAAATAAGCAAACCAGAGCTGCTTGAATACAAATGGAGATCATTAACCACGGAAGCCAGCCAGAAGAAGAGGAAATTTTAGCTAATGTAAAAAGTGAGTGAGTAATAATCTAACCGATCAGAAAATATGAGCGATCTAACATCAGGAGAAAAACGTCTGATTAAGGCCTTAAATCTTGAGCATAATAAAAACTACAAACCAAATTCGATGATGGAGTGGTCAACTTCTGTGCTTGTGGCCCAGAAGGGCGAAACTTTATATTTTATATCAGAATTTGGTGTGTTCATGGCGATGAAGGATTGAGCAACACGGCCCAGTTTGACAGTATCTAAATTAGTGGCTATAATAAAACCGTCAGGCGACCGGGGGACGGTTTGGATATAATTTATAACCCTATCTGTCTTAACCGATTCTGCCAATGTTTGGCTGGTTGGCCATGCTTGTCCAGCCAAAAAGTCTGATACTAGGGGGCGTTAGCCCTCTAGTTTTTTTTATCAAAATCGTCAGCTGACGATCGTTAAAATAATTAGTTTTTTAAGACCAAAAAATTTACGGCCGGGAAAAATATTTGCTTAATAAAATCGGTCTTGTTATACTACTGCCTTTTTTAAAAAAATCAATCGGCCTTTAAAAATTACTCTTTTTAGCCTCGCTATATATGTATGCGTGCGCACACGCCTGCGCGGAAAAGGAGTTAATTATTAGTAATAGGGAACTCATTTTTCTGTGGAAAACTCTTTTTTTTTGCTTTACTTAGCAAAAATAGTTGAGTATAATCTGTGGATAACTTGAGGATAACTTTTAACTTTTTTTGATTTTAGCCTTAAGGGATTGGGGCTTGCGTTATTTTTGACCTTGGTTTATACTAAAAACACTATGAAATATTTTAACCCCAAAACCCTAATTTTAGGCTCTTGTTTGGCCTTCGCTTTAA